TCATCGGCAATTTTACGTCCCTTAAACATTTCGTATAATCCAATACCTGGGGTCTTGTAATATCTTGATTTCAAACCCAACTTTTTATTGTTCTTCATCTGATCGTGAATAACTTGGAGACGTAAATCAAATCGAGATTTGTCTGGGTGAGCAGCTTCTCTTTCGGCGAGATCAGCACGAATCGCTGCTAAAACTTCTGGTTTCTTGTGAGCCTTTTTGTTAAATTCACGCAAGAATGCTATTTTTTCCTCTACTAATTTTGGACCATACATTCGTCTTTCAGCTTCACTGCGTTTACTTGGTCTATCCCATTCATCGATCAAATTATCCGATTCTTCATACATTCTGACCTTATGTAAATCTTCCAATTTTGCCATCTTTTATATATATATATAAGATAAATTTATTTTTTGTGATGGGTTTTTGTATTGCGTTTCTTCATTGACTTTTTCTTTTTCTTCTGAGTGCGTTTCTTTTTCTTCTGAGTGCGTTTCTTTTTCTTCTTCTTTCCTCCAATAATATTATCATTAGGTTGTGGTGCTGCCGCTTGTACCTGCTCCGCTTGTGGTGCTGCCGCTTGTGGTGCTGCCGCTTGTCGTCTAAAACGCCGAAAGTTAAATGGAGCATTAAACTGAAACTTCTTATCGTGTAAAAGATCCCGTATTCTTTGTAACGAAGCCATTCGTTCTGGTAAGTCATGGGAATTCATCTCGTCCTCATAAATAGCATAAAAGAAATTCTCTCTTTCACGCCTATCGTTATTTGGGTCAGCGCCATATTCCAAAAGAAGTTTAACAATTTCCTCCATTTCTTGTGTATTTGGGTTTTTCAACGCTTCTACGAGAGGGGTTTCGCCATTACCCGAAGTGTAATTAGCTGCTATTTTCTCTGCTTCCAAAGCAGCAGCTTCAATATCAATCCCACGTCTTTCTGCTTCCAAAGCAGCAGCTTCAATATCATTCCCACGTCTTTCTGCTTCCAAAGCAGCAGCTTCAATATCAATCCTACGTCTTTCTGCTTCCAAAGCAGCTCTCTTTCTCACTGAATCAAGCAATGCTTCTACAACTCTGGCGGTGGTTTCGGAGGAGGCACGTAACATAAAATGAGTAGGATCTAAATTGTAGTCGCGAATTTTATTAAAAATACGGTCGAAGTTGGTATCATTTCTAGTTTGCATGTATGTATCAATAGCTCCTTTAACTTCTAAAACTTGCTGTCTGTTAAGCAGTCTTTCCATGATTTATTTTATAATAGGATGAGAAAAAAATATTGGTTATTTCTAAACTTAAACTACGAAAGTTTTATTAATTAATCTACCTAAGAACAATATAAAAAAATATATTAGTTAATGGTGACTGAGAATAAAGGCGCATTTGCAATGGCTATAATAGGTAATACATTAAATTTGGGTTATAATATTCCATTTGTTTATTTAGTATGGAAAAATCGCAGTAGTAAAAATATTTCAGGGACATTTTTAATGTTAAGATTTTGGGGAAGTATTTCTTGGTTGGTCTATGCAGTTTTAGTTTCTGATACATGGGTAGGTATATCATATATGGTTACGTTGACAGCAACATGCATGATATATTACATAAAATTTCATGAACGTAGAAAAAGTAAAGAGGAAGTCATTGAGGTTCAAGCGAATAAAGAGGAAGGTGTTTTGCGAATTACGAATGTATAAATTTTAATTCAATTCAGCAATTTTTTCTTTAATTTGTTCTAACTTATCACCAATACTTAATTTCATAGATTTGCTTCCAGCGATCTGTTTTGTTTTCATATTGGGATGTTTTTCAATTCTAAAAAATTCACGATAAAGTTGTTTTTCTTTGTTGTAGCACTCTTTACAGTAATAAACATACTTGGGTATCATTTCCTGTGTTATTCCGTTTGGTAGCTCACGTGCATTTGTCTTACGAGCTCTTTTTGTACCTTCTTTGATACCTTTACTGTTTTCCTGTTGTTCTTTTTGTGAGGCAAGTCGTAAATTTTCAAATGTATTATTTAATGGATCTTGGTCTATATGATCAACACTAATATTTTTTGTTCCTTTTCCATTGCCATAACATCCTGTTATAATCTGATGAATAAAAAGTCCTGATGATTTAAAATGGGTTGTAATATATCCATTTGTGTCTTTATAGAAAGTCAATTTATTTCCATTATTATTTTTAATTTCAAAATTTAAGATTTCATTGTAAGATTTTTCACATAATTTAATTAACGTATCACTTTCAACATACATTAAAATTATTTTTTTATCATCTTCATTAACATACCAAATCGGATTTTTCATAATATACGCACTTTTTCCATTTTTGTTAAAATGTCCATTTTTATAAGATTGAACAATGAAATTATTATTTACAAAATCATTAAATTTATGATAAATTTCTATATTATTTCTTCGTAAATCAAATTTATCTCCATTTTTTAAAATAAAATTTATATCACATGGATTAAAATCGTAAATAAATTCCTTATATGTAATTTTTTGTAAGTTTCTCTTGTAATACGGTAATCCTGTATCTAAACATATTTGCGTAAATGATTTATTATGATTTATAATACTAAATAGATCTTTTAAATCAACCTTAATTTTTATTTTATTTACGTTTATTATACCATAAATAATATTAGTGTTCTTATCCCTTTCATAATTGTAATTCATATTATTATTAATAATAGTATGAACTATTTAAATAATTTATAACTCAAACTAATAATATATTTAATTAGTTAAATTTAATTGCTATACGCTAAACCACCCATACCCGACATGACGCGGAGGACGTTGTAGTTAGTGGCGTAGACGCGGACCTTGGCAGTGTTGGTACCCTCGACAGTGGCGTTCGAGAGGACGAGCTGGAGGGTGGCGTTGTCGATGCGCGAGAAGTTGCACGATCCCGATGGCTGGTGCTCCTCTGGCTTGAGGGCGAACGAGTAGACGTTGATACCAGTGTCTGGGGTGCGAGTGTGGTGCTGGTATGGCTGGACGAGGTCGAAGTAGGTACCCTCACGCTCGGAGAAGCGGTCCTGGCCGTTAAGCTGGAGCTTAGCGACAACGACTGGGTTCTGACCCCAACAGTGGAGATCGAGACCAGTCTCAGCGAGAACGAAGGTACCGGCATCCGAGACACCCGAGTTGACAACGGAGTCGAAACCTGGCTGCTCAGCAGATGGCCATGTCGAGGCGACGTCGCCGTTAAAACCCTGCGTATCAGATGGCAAGTCGAAGGCACCAGCATCATCGAAGAGACCAGAGCCATCAACGAATCCACCCGAGACAGTGGAGTTAGGTCCACCGAAGGCGTGGATGGCGTTTGGAAGGGCATCAACGGCATCAGTGTAGTTGAATGGCTGAGAACCTAAGAGGCCGAACAACTCGTTACCGCAGACGAGCGACGAGCAGTAGTCGACGTTGGAATCTGGCTGGACAACCCAGACAAGCTCCTTGCATGGGTGGTTGAAGTTGAGCTTGATCTTGTTCGAAGACGAACCGACCGACTCATCGCCAGTGAACTGGAGCTGCTCGATGAGGTACTCGTGTGGGTTCTGGGCCATGCGGCGACGCTCATCGGTGTCAAGGAAGACGTAGTCGACGTAGAGCGAAGCAGCAACGAGCGACTGAGCGTAGGCGCTGGCAACACGGTGGTTGGTTCCCGAACCAGCGGCGTTCGAGAGAGTCTCGACGGCCCAGAGGCACTCATCGATTGGGCGGAGGTCGAGGTTGATCTTGACCTCGTGGTATTGGAGGGCGATGAGTGGGAGAGCGAGACCTGGGTTGCGGCAGTACCAGAACTGGAATGGAACGTAGAGAGTAGTCTCTGGTAAAGCGTTGCGTGGCTCGCAAACCTGACGGACACCGTTGGCGGTACATGGACCATCAACATCCGAGAAAGTTGGGTCAGTGATGTAAGTCAACTGAGTGGTCTGACCAGTCATGGATTTGTAACCCTTCTCCTGCTCAGCTGGGAGCGAGAGCTGGTTCCAGATGTGCATCCAGTCACCGTACTGACGGTCGATGCGCTGACCACCGATCTCGACTTCGACCTGAGCGATGAGCTGCTCACCTGGGAAATCTAACCAACGGGCGTAGACACCGTTGTTGGCAACACCACCAGTGTTGGCCATAGCCTGGTTGATTTCAGGAAGAGTGACCTGAAGGTAAGTGCGGTAGGCGAGGTCACCGTTGCGCGAGATAGTGCAGGTGACACGGCGACCGAAGTCGGCCTGTCCGTTGAAAGTCTGTTCGATCGATTCAACAGCGAAGTTAGTGTGGCGACGGTAGGTAACCTTCCAGAAAGTGATCTGAGGGTTGCCAGTAAGGTAGACGTCCTGAGCGCCATAAGCGACAAGTTGCATTAAACCTCCTCCCATAGTATTATACAATCCCTAAAGAAAAAAAATTATTAGATTTACGCGAATTAATATTTTTACTAACAAAAAAATTAATATTTTTACTCATTATTTGTTCCTTCTATTTCAAGGTCGTTTATATTTAAATTTGAAGTCACGAATTTTTTCAAATAAGAATCCAAAAATACTTCCTTTTTTCCTTCATGATTTTTTGAGAATACATACATGTCATTGTTTTTTTTCACTTTCCATCCATTTTCAAGAGCATTATAAATAAATGCCATTTTGTGTAATTTAATTACATCCATTTTCTCTCTTTCATTGTCCATCTTAATAAAAATAGTATAAGAAATTTTCGTGAATATATCGTATAAAAATCTTTCTTAATAATGGCTTTTAAACCGAAACCGGATAAAAAAATTACATCTGCTCCAATTATTACTCTCGATAAAACTCATGAACAAAAATTACAACAATTTAATCATAATGAAACCATTAAAGTTCCTGAATTGGAAAAACAATGTATAAAATTAGAAGAAAAGGGTGAAAGTACTTTACAACTACGTAAGCAAATACAGAAATTAAAAAATGAAAGAAAAAAGTACCTATTGGAAAATTCCAAATATGTATTTGACTATTTCGAAAATAAAAAAGATATTTCGGAAGACAATACAAAACCCAAAATTTTGAGCAATTTTTTCAATACTAATAAAGAAGAAAATAAGAAGACATTACAAACACATAATGAGACGGTAGAAACGTATTTTAAAAGTGTAGATCCTACATATTTGAATATGGATTCATATTATTATGATAATGATATTTGTTCTTATTGTGAGAAGGGAGAATTAATTCCTATTGAATATGAAGGTATTATGGTGTGTAATAACTGTTACCGAAATACGCCCTATATTTTTCAGAAAGAGAAGCCATCTTATAAAGAACCGCCCCAGGAAATGTGTTTTTATGCCTACAAGCGAATTAACCACTTTCGTGAAATTTTGGCGCAATTTCAAGCCAAAGAAACTACACAGATATCCGATGAATTGATTGAAAAAATAAAGGCGCAAATTACAAAAGAGAGAATACCACTCAGTGAGTTAACAAGTGCCAAAACAAAAAGCATATTGAAGAAATTGGGCTATAATAAATACTATGAGCACATACCATTTATTAAAGATCGTTTGGGTATTAAACCGCCTGTAATGACTCCTGATTTGGAAGATAAATTATGTTTGCTCTTTTTGGAGATTCAGCGTCCTTATTCGCGGGTTTGTCCGGATAATCGTGTAAATTTCTTGAATTATTATTATACGATTTATAAATTGTGTGAAATGTTGGGACAACACCAGTTCCTCCCGTACTTTCCAATGTTGAAAGATAGAGAGAAAAGGATTGAACAGGATGAAATATGGAAAAAAATTTGTAGAGAATTAAATTGGCGATTTATTGCTACCATTTAAGATAGGGACATCCTTATAGGGACATCCTTATAGGGACATCCTGTCCCTATGACCCTTATAGGGACATCCTGTCCCTATGACCCTTGGTATATCATATATGACCCTTATAGGGACATCCTGTCCCTATGACCCTTGGTATATGATATATGACCATTGGGTGTGTCCTTTACAATTCAATACTTTTTGTCCGAGTTCGTTTCTCCCCCGTAATACATTCGAATCCCTCTACAACAGGAATCAAATCTTTCTTTACAATAGGAAAATTTTTATATTGGTCGCGAAACATATTAATATATTTTTCTCCAATACAAGTTGAATCATTATCTTCAAGATAATATTGACCATCCGTAAATGTTTTTGATACAATGGTATATTTTTCCATCTTATCCTGACTAAGGTTTTCATTGTCAGTAAACATCAATTTATAAAATCGCTCGATATAAATGTTATTGGTGTCAGCAATTTTTCCAATTCCTAGCCAAAATTTACCAGTCTCATTAGGAATTTCGACATAATGAGTAACATCAATCATTTCATCGCCCTCTTCCATCGTGTGCTTCGTAATTACAAAAGTTATACTATCTAATTACGAATCAATTTTTCTAAAAGTTTAATTTGATTAAACTTTTTATAAAGGTTTATTTTGATTAAACTTTTTCTAAAAGTAAACTTTTTATAAAGGTTTATTTTGATTAAACTTTTTCTAAAAGTTTACGTTTACATGCGTGGGAATCCAACAAGGTTGGCACCAACACCGAAACCGGCACCCGAGCGGGCCTGGACAGCCATGGATGGGACGTAAGTGTCGAGGATGGCGAAGGTGGCGGCAGCGGTAAGGGCAACGACAGCAATCTCATCAAGGTTGAGCGAGCGCTTTGGGATCGAGTAGGCTACTAAGGCAACCATGAGACCCTCTATAACATATTTGACAGCGCGTTTGAGCAATTCTTTAACATCAAGCATATCAGTGAGCATTCTTTATAATAAAGAATAAGAAAAAAATCTACTTAAAATGATTAATTTAAAAAGATATAAATTATGGCAGGACAAGATACATATCAGCCCCGTTTTACACCCGATGGTAAACAAAACCCTAAATTCGTGGATCTATTGGAGGAAGATAAGGCCATCGCAAACCAAAAATTTGTTTGCGTTTCTTTCGTTTCCCCTGAAAAGGTTTTGAAAGATAAACAAAGTTTCTATTTCGAAAACTTCCTAAAAGAGTGGGAATTCACCAAGGTGTTAGAAAAATATCGTCAATTTTTGAATTTTATTTCATACAAATATAATCTCTCTTTCGATTCCCTCAATGCTTCCCTTGATGAGTTTGTTCTCGAAGAGAAAGATAATCTGAAACAGACCTCTATTGATGATGATTTTAAGACATTTGTGGATAACAGTGAAGAGGCCCTTCAAAGCTCTTTTGACAAGGAAAATCAGTTTCAGACTTCTGTTCGCTCGGTGAAAATCAGAGGTGTCTTCCCTACACAGGAGGAAGCAGAGTTGCGTTGTAAAATGCTTCGTGAATTGGATCCTAATCATGATGTCTATGTAGGACCTGTGGGTATGTGGATGCCTTGGGAGCCAGAGGCTTACAAGACTGGACGTGTTGAGTATTTGGAGGATGAGCTTAATCAGCTTATGCATGAAAAGACGAAGAATGAGAAGCGTGACAAGGAGGCTTTCGAGAAGCGTGTCAAGGATGCAAAGCAGAAGGCTATACAGGAGAACATTAAGGTCGCACAGGAATCTGGTAACAAACTTACACAAAACATTGATAAGAATGGTAACCTGTATGATATTCGCACTGAAACCGGTGAGGAAGGTAATATGGATACCACGTCTGTTGCCGATATCAAGAGTGAGCTTTTCGATAATCCCAACATTGTGCCAGATACTGAAAAGGGTGAACAACCTATTAGAATGCATCCGCACACTATCGATAGTCTAGCTACCGAAAATGCCATTGTCAGTGAGGTTGTAGAACAAACTGAATAAATAAATATAATTGAATCGAAATTATTGTACTATTATTTTTATAAATAGTATAATATACATCAAAAAAAATGAAGAATCGTTGCTTTCATTGTGAAAAGAAAATTATTCCAAGTATGCGTGGAATGCCTTGTCAATGTGGATATGAATTTTGTTCAAAACATCGTCTACCTGAAACTCATGAATGTCCATTTGACCGAAAAGCAGAGCATTTGGAAAAATCTGCTGCTCAAATTAACGCTATGAAATGTGTAGCAGTTAAAATTGACAAAATTTAAACAATACCAATCATCACCAAAACGGGTGTTGGATAAATAGACTGGTCATCCGTAGCATTATATAAACTGACATTTCCGCCTAATACAGGTACACCATATTCATTACATTTTTGTGTCAAATCTTCTAGAAATTCCGCCATATTACCCAGTGAATCCTTTGGATGCCCATAATTCAAACAATTCACTAATCCAAGTGGCTTTGCCGAATTTTCTTTTTGGCGTTGGTAACATTCATCGAATGTCTCTCCCCACGAAATCACTAATTTTTTGCCAATTTCACAAATATTTAAGAGACTATAATTCGTTTTTCCGCGTCCAGTAAAAAGAGTTCGGCATCCGATACTTCTATCATAATTATTCCATAATGTGTTATTATCATCGTCTGTATCTAAACAGATACGTCTATTTTCTTCCAGGCGCTCACTCATAGATGGAAAATTACCCTTCATCAGCTCCCAATCTTCGATTGGATCGTCAAAACCAGTCATTTTTTCACTAAATAAAATATCGCCGTTATTATTCACCACTTCATAAGAACCAGTGTTATTTACCTCACCAACAATTTCGTATTCTAATTCCCACCTTTTAAAAATCTGGAATACTTTCTCTCTATTTTCGGGTTTTACAACGAGCAACATACGCTCTTGTGATTCCGAAATTAACTTATCACAACCATCTATTTCAACCCCTTTTTTCTGGGGAACTTTGTCTACATTCATAACACATCCCAAATCTTCACCAGTTTTGTTTCTTCCGCGCAAAATTACTTCCACAGATGAACACAAAAGCCCGCCTGCTCCCATATCCTGCATTCCCTGAACCAGTTTCGCATCAATAATTTCCAAACAAGCCTCCATCAGTAACTTTTCCAAGAAAGCATCACCCTTCTGTATATTACTCTTTAATGCCTCCAAATCGCTATCACTAGTGAATTCTGCTGATGCCATTGCTGCTCCATTGATACCATCATTGCCTGTACGGCTTCCCACATAGACAAGTAAATCCCCTACCTCTTTCGCATTACCATAAACAATTTTATCGTTTTTAACAATCCCAATACAAGCAACATTGACCAGCGGGTTTTTATTATAAATGGCTTCACGGTAACACGCCCCTCCCACATTGGCTATACCAATACAATTACCATATCCAGCTATACCTCGCACAGCTTCCTTCAAAAGTCGCGACGAATTGTCATCTTTTTCCTCGCCGAACCGCAAAAAATCTAGTAAGGCAATTGGACGCGCTCCCATAGTGAATATATCTCGAATAATACCGCCTACACCTGTTGCTGCTCCGTTGTATGGGTCAATAAATGTTGGATGGTTATGACTCTCAATACGTATAGCAATACCATATCCACCTCCTATGTCCACAATACCCGCATTTTCACCTGGACCTTGAATAACGTGCTCACCAGTCGTGTGTAAGTTTTTCAAAAACTTACGCGTACTCTTATACGAAATATGCTCGCTATTCATCAGATTTTTGACCTCGTATTCAAACTTAGCACGTTGTTCTAACAAGCGTTTCTCCTTCCTATCTTTCGCAATGAAAAGTAACATTTCCTTTATTTCTTGACAATTAGTGCGTTCTGGGTGAGGCATCATTCCATACACTAACCCTTTAATATCGCAAATACCTGCTATATTGTGTACTGAACCATTCTCTTTCTGATATTCACAATTGTTGTAAGTAGCAAATACTTGCGATGGTTGAAGTGGATAATGCGCCACATCACATACATACCGTCCAAATGAATTAGCAACTTCGAGTGATATTTTTTTATCACCGGGATGTAAAAGACAATCTACATGCTTACACGTAAACCGTTTATTACTGTTAATTTCGAGATTTCCTGGAAGTAATCCCATCTTTGTTAATATCTGAAACCCATTACACACCCCAAAAATTGGAATTCCCCTTTCATATGCTTGATAGATGATTTTACTTACAGGAGATTCTAGTGCCTTTTTTCCTGGATCCATAGCGTATTCGTGTGTAGCATACTTGTAATCACGATCACCAAATGCGAATCCCCCTGGTAAAATAATAAGGTCTAATGGTCGCCAATCTATTTCCGTATGCCAAATAAAAAAACTACCAGGAAAATATTTCTGCATATCCTCGGCACAATTCGAACCAGGATAGACAATAATTCCAATATTAAGATTCTCCATAATATAGAGACTATTGGAATTATTCATTTAAATTCTATTTTTACAAATCAAACATTCGACGGCAAGCAAGTGCTACATTATTTGGCTCTAAAATTGTCATTGACGGCACAGCACTTGGCATCTGTGTACTGGAATGAATATTCACATACATATCCATTTTGTCTTTGAATGGTGGACAAGCAATAACTGGTGCCTTTGTATTACAAGCGACCACACCCGAAAGCGCATTGCTGCGACCTGCCACCGTAATATAAATAATACGGAAATTAGAGGCTTCCAAAATATCCAAAATTTCTAGCAACTGACGTGTCTTTTTGTGAGCCGAACAAATATGAGATTCGTATGAAATTCCTTGTACAGAAAGTTCATTCTGAATTTTATCGACGTGACCGGCATCACTTGGTGAACCACTCAAAATAACCGCCAAACACTGCCCCTTTACTCCCACCAGTCTATTATAGAGTTCCTGATAACAGCGCAAAACGTGATCCTTGCGCTCCTGTGGAATTTCAGGAATGGCGTCTTTGTAGGGATCACATTGCGATTTCACATAATCACGTACCGAATCCTTGTCTAACTTCTCGGGTTCTTCACCGTTCGAAAACTTACTGGCATATGTGGACGCGCGCCAAAAACGACTGCTATCACAAGTGTGTACTTCATCAATTAAAACAATGTCACCATTCTTATCATACCCAAACTCATACTTTGTGTCCACCAAAATAAGTCCGCGTTCAGACGCCTCCTTCTGTCCGAAAGCAAACAGTTGGAATACTGTACTTCTAATTTTATTCATCTCTTCACTATTGAGAACTCCACGGTCCAAAATATCCTGGCAGCTCAGTGGTTCATCATGCTCATCCTTAGTCGTTGGCGTCAGTACAGGGGCCGCCAACTTTTGATTCTTCGCCAAACCATCCGGAAAGCTCTCCCCGCAATATATACGCGCACCATTGTTGTAATGCGTCCAAAGTGAAGTGCTAGTCGAACCTGTAATATATCCGCGCACCACAAACTCAATGGGAATCACCTCACATTTCTTCACAATCAAGTCCTTTCCGTTCATAGCAACAACGTGGTTTGGAACAATCTGTCGTGTTTTAGCAAACCACCAAGCAGCCGTTTTACAAAGTAGTTCGCCCTTCCCTTCCACATCACATATATGGCGATCAAAAGAACTCAACCTATCCGAATGATGAATAATATAATGTCTATCATCTAAATCATATAAATCTCGCACCTTTCCAGTCTTCACTTTTGTATAATCGGTCATATTAAGTGTCATTGTAGTTGTCGTTATGATTAAAATATATTAAAATCACTTTAATATAATTATTGAGAGTGAATGTCCAATATACTAATTCTCGGAAACGGGTCCAGAGAGAAAGCAATTGCTGAATTTCTTGCCCCAAATAATGTAGAATTTAATACTTCTTCATTAAATATGGTCTTGGAACAAATTAAAAAAAGTAGTAAACCTCACATTAATATGGTCATTCCTTCGAGCGAGGAATTTCTATGTGGTGGCATTGTAGACATACTTCAAGAATATGCCAATGAAAATGCCAAGTCCTTGTTAGTTTTTGGACCGAATAAACAACAATCACAAATAGAAGGGTCAAAGCATTTTGCCA